AGTTATAAGCAATGGTTAGCAATGGTCGCAAGTCATAGGGCCGCCTTCTACGCAATCAACCAAAACCAAAATACATGGCAACTTGCCACGTCTCAATCAAAACTAAACGTCATCGACATTATTTGGCAAGATTATATTAAGAAGATTGCGAATAAGGATGTTATCGACGACATGAATTTATAATGCCACTTCAACCAAAACTTAACAAGTTCTCAACCGCCAGTCCATTATTGGCGAGTTATAATTACTTTGATGTAGATGAAGGAACAGGAATTAAGATTTACTATGGAGCAGGAGCTGAAAATTCAGTAGGTATATTTCACATTCTAACAGACCAAGTTGTTTACGCCTCACATAAACAAGTAGAGACAGGAGTTGATGCCACTGTGGAATTTGACTTAAGCCCATTCAATCAACCCAAATCAATTAAAGGAGAAGCAACAATAGAAGGAAGTTTTGATATTCGTTCGACTGGTAGCGACGGAGCGAATGGTTATGTCACATTTACATTTGCGCATTTTGACGGCGACAGCACTTATACAACAATAGGGACAGCAGTAACTCAAACAGTAAGTTATGGAAATACAGGGGGAAAAGCAGAAAACTTTTTAGTAACAGCAACCCTAACAGAAACACACTTTGCACAGGGAGAGGGTTTGAGAATAACAGCAGTCTTAACTAAAACAGGAACAAGTGCGGGAAACTTCTCTATGGGTTGCGACCCAAAGAATAGAGATAGTGACCAATTAGTAGCAGCAACAAATCACACTTCCTTAATATTCCACATCCCTTATAAATTAGAAATATAAATATGGCATACAATTTAAGCAACGCAACCACCACGGACTTCTCGTCCGAAGTCCCAGACTTCATAGTGGAAAGCATGTCGTTGGATGTTGCCAACAGCGACGGGGAAACATTTGTTTATTATGATAAAGCGACGGAGAACTATGGATATTATTATAATCATCCACAAGTAGCCTCTCCAATCAATGCTATCCCGATATGGGCTTTTGGACAAGGATGGACTACACCCGACAAGATAATGGAGGTTATCTTAAAAAAGATTGATGGGAATGGAAAGGAAGTCTTTGACGCAATAATTCAAAACCATTCACGAGTAGAGATAGGACATGGCGACGCATTTACAGAGATAATTAGAAACGACAAGGGAACATTAGTTAATTTAATTAATATTTCTCCCGAAAGAGTAAAGACGGTTTTTGTTGGAGCGAAGATAAAAAGGTATGAGATTTATAATGGTAAGAAATGGATTAAGAAAAAGTTGAATGAAATATTCCACACATTCAACAAAAAGATGGGGGACGCGAACAGGGGAACTTCTCAAATTCAAACTAATAAAAACGTTAATGACGCAATGATTGAGGCGTTTGAAGACGAGAGAATTATTAAGCACAGAGACAAGGCTCTCGGAATTGTTTATTACAAAACAAACAACGAGGGAAAAATTGCTTATGCCAACGCAGCAATAGAGAAAGCAGTTAAGAAAGGGGAGATGGTTGGACTTCCAGAAGACACAGCAAAGATTGAACCATACCCAAGTAAGTCGTCAGAGGATAGACAGAATTGGTTGACTTATGTTGAAAATCTTGGCTATCAAACAGGCAACACCCCAAGAACAATGGTTACATCCGACGGAACTTCGGAAGTCGGGGGAATTAACGGACATTTAATATTTGAGCCTATCTATGGGGAAAGACAATTAGCCATGGAAAATAGTTTATGGCAACAAGTCGCAATCAAAATTAAATTTAATAGACCTCCAAGTTTAGCCCCAAAGACCCAAGAGAACGCAGCAAAGAACACTGGACAGACTGCAATACAGCCAAACGAAACGGAGCCCAAACTTAATAGATAATGGCAACAACAATAACCCCAAGCGGACTTCAAACAATTAAGGATGAACCCAGTCAAGAAGAGATAAATTGTAAAGCAGAAGGCGGAAAATGGGATAAAGAAAATAGTGTTTGTATTATGCCAAAGAAAGAAGTCTCTAAAACTTTGCCACCAAGACCAGAAGGAAGTGAACCCGCATACACAGGGAAACAAGACGGGGTTTATACAAGAGAAGGAAAGTCTTTCATAGTCCCAGAGAAAGAGGCTCAAGCATTAGCCTCTAAAAATAAAACTTTAGAATTTCAAGCAGGACAAGAGAGAGACCAAGCCATTGCAGACCAACAAATATTTGCAGCCCAACAAGCCAATATAGATTTACAAAGACGGCAGTTAATAGAGGGAGAAACCCCCCAACAACACCAACTCAATCCCGACGCAACTTTTCAAGAGACTATTCCTATTTGGGGAAGTCTTGTAAGAAGTGGAAAGTTAATAGGAACAAAAATAAAAGAAACATTTGGAATTACTCCATCTCAACAATTAACCCCCGAGGATTATAAGAGATTAGGATTATCGGAAATTCAACAAAAAGAAATAGAGAAAGGATTAACATGGAGCGAGGCGGTAGGGTCATTAGTGGAGGCGGCTCCCTTTGGTGGAAAAATAAGTTCAGTAGCAGATATAGAAACCCCAAGAGGAAACCTCGAGGAAGTATTCAAAGATATTAAAAGTATGAGAAAAAGAATTATGAACATTGAGACTAATGTTAAAATGGGATATCTTCCTGTCTCTGTGGCACAAGACCAAATAAAAGATATCGAAAATTACATAAACGAAAAAGAGGCAAGACTTCAAAATTTAATTATCCATAGTCCGAGTTTGAATTTCAATAGCGACAGGGTTAATTCATTTGAAACAGATATTCTCATTGTTAGAGAAAAATTATTTCAATCCAAACTTAATGTATTAACGGGACAAGAACAAGACCCTTCAGACCTCGACATGTTTTTAAAAATGCAAGAACAAGATAGTCCCGAGTGGTCGGCAGAGGAATGGTAATGATAATTAAAATAATCCTTGCAATCTCTTTCCTTTATATAGTTGGTATGTTAGTAGGAGTGGTAGTAGCATGATAGAACAATCCTTATTAAACTACGGAGTGCTCGGACTATGGACCTTGACACTCATCGTCGAGAGATACAAGTGGCAACAATCCTTAACAAAAGCAGTAGATAAACTTACGGCTGCAATAGAGAAAACTTTATAAAGGCGACACACCTAATTATTTAATGACAGATGGCGAACAAACAAATGAGAGTAACGACACAGGAGTTAAGACTGATACGTCTGTGGAGAATACTGACGAACCTACTTCTCTCTATGATAAGACTGAAGCGATTGTTACAAGGCAAGAAGCCGCTAACAAGAAAACGGAAGAATTATTAAAGAGACAAGAAACCTTATATGCTAACCAAAGACTTGCTGGAACAGCAGGCGGAAATGTAGAAGTGAGACCAAAAGAAGAAACCCCACAAGAATATAACGAGCGAATTAAAAAAGAACTCTCGGATGGTAAACATGTCGACTGATTATCTTTATGAAGAAACAGATTCTAGCAAAATAGGTTCGGCAGAAAGCCCCGCAATAAATAAATTAACTAATATACTAATTGATATTTTAAAGGAATTAAGGCATATAAAATGATTGAAGAAAAGGATGAGAGTTTTGAGATTATTTCTGAAAAAGAAAAACTTTTAAGAGACGCATTAGTGAGTGTTGAGAGTGATTATATTAAGACAGAAGTTAATGGAGCTCTATGCACAAACTTAATCAAATTCTATAAAGCCGAGATTAAGAAAGAGGCTGATAAGAATGCAAAATAAAGTTATCTATAAATATGGCGCATACTGGATGAAACCTACGGAGCCAAAAAATGCACGTTAGTTTTATTCCTTATGGAGAACGTTCTTGTGTTGAGAGAATGTTGAGAGACATGGAGAGCCAAAAGTTTTTAATGCCAATGACTAAAGGAAAGAAGAAAAGAGGGGCTTGGATACCTGGACAAATAAGAGACCTCCCATTTGGATTTAAAGAATATGTTTTTCCTAAAGAAGGACTTGATATGGTTTTGAGAACCCTTAACGCCGCACAGGTAGGAGTTTATGGAATTAATTTAAAGAAGATTATTTATTCTACGTTTAGAAAATTATTGAAACTAAAACCCATTCCGAAGTATGAGAAGAAAGGGGAGTTCTTTATGTGGGGAAAGGCATTTGTGAGCATTGTTGTTCTGGGGATAAGAGAGGATGGGGAGATTGTTGGGGAATATATAGACGATAAAGGCTGGACGCACGAGGCATTATGATAGACTGGGAGATAAGATTTTACATAATTCTTGGTATTTCTGTGAAATTGTGGCAATTATGGAAAGAGGGTAAATTCCGAAAGATTTAAATAGTATTCGGTATACCGAATATCATGGAAGACGACCAAAGTGAGGACGAAGAATAATGGCTAACGAAGCAGTCCTAAAAGTTGAAACACATATCCCTGTAAATTTTACTTGTTCTACTACTGTAACTATTGAGAAAGGCGCAATTTGTAAAATGACTTCTCCTATGACAGCCTCATTAGCAGACGGGGACGCGGACATTGTTGCAGGAATAGCACAATCCGAGAAACTTGCAGCAGATACTACACAAACATCCGTAGCAATTTATAGAGGCGGTATATTTAGAGTGACTTGTTCGGGTTCGATTAGTTCAGGAGCTCCTGTTGTAACTGCAGGAAGCACAGGCGGAGCAAATTATGTATCAACAGCAGCCGCAGACGCAGAACATATTTTAGGAATAATGTTGGAAGACGCAACTGATGGACAGACTAAATTAATGGAACTACGCCCAGTAGCGGTCCAACTTGCATAATGGTAGAAACAGCAGGACAAGCATTAATTAGAGACATTGATATTACTAAGGGAGCAATAGCAGAGTTTGAGGAAGCCTTAATTTTTAAATCATTAATTTCAAGTGCTCCAACAAAGTCGAGAGAGATTAAGTATTGGGTAAAGACTTCGGGATATTTAACATTAACAGCCCCCGCAAAATTATCTAATATTGCTCCTGGAGCAAGACCATTCGTGGCAGAGACCTCATGGACTCCTACTACGGTTTATTCTATAAAATATATGCTTGACTCTCCTATGATTAACATGGAAGATGAGAGTGACTCTGAAGTGCAGGTATTTAGAGACAACGCAAAGGATGTTGTGGAAGCAATAGCAAATGATGTTGATGGGGATATTTGGGATGTTATTAGTGAGAACCAATCCGCAGACCTTATTAATGCTGTAGCAGCAAACGCCCCTTGGGCAGCAGCAAGCGGACAAGACCCATTCGAAGATATTATGCAATCAAAGATGGAGATAAGACAACAGACAAAGAGAAGCATAAGGAATGGAGTATTATTGTTAAACGCACAAGGAGAGAAAGACTTATTGGTATGGCTTGTTTCTACAAAAGGCTCAAGTGTTCCAAACTTTGCAAGTGAGAAAGTAGGAACTGGAACGATTGATAACTTCGCTGGATTGAAGGTTGTTGTTTCCGAGAATGTAACTGCTACGTTTGCATTTGTTGGAGATTTAAAACAGGCTGCTGAATATAGAACATTCAAACCATTGCAGACATGGATAATTTCAGAGGAAGGAATTGGTAGGAAGATAAGAGTTTCAATGAATGGAAAGGCTATATTGAAGAAACCTAAATTCTGCGCCTTAATTACTGGAGTTGCTTAATATGTCGGAAGAAGTTAATAAGAGGTTATTTGCACATTATACTAATTTATCTAATGGGAACTATAAGAGTGGTAATTCTGTCCAAGACGAATTGGTTGCCTCTGACGCAAAGAAACATTTAGCAGATTTAATAAAGAAAAATCCATCTCTTGTTGAAGTCGAGGAAGTTGTTGAGGAAGTTGAGGAAGTTAAGGAATCTAAATCTAAGGGTAAGAAATAATGGGAGAGAATGTTAACGATAAGAAATCAAGCACATCTGTTGCGGAAGGAGCATTTGTTGAAAATTCTGGGGGAACTGCTGTAAATGTTGATAGCACCTTTAGAGGATATACATTACAACAAATTGCAGAGGCATTAAATCTTGCAGGAGTTATAGCATAATGGGATTAGGAGATGTAACAAGCACATACGAGGGAACGTTTGCTGCGGCCGATGCTGCATTATTAACAGAGTTAGATACATTAACCACAGGAGCGGCCACAGCAGGAGCAGATATTAAGAGTATTGTCATGGTCCCAACTGGTGGAGGAGATAGCAGGGTTCATGTATTCACTATTACAAGGGCGGCTGCATAATGGTAGAACACGAATTTAAGGCTAAAGAAGATAAGAACGGGGAACTCACCATCATGCCTAATATTGAGAGAAAGGGAAATGATGTGATTGTTCACATGCCCTCGATGGAAATGATAGGAAAATTTAAGTTACAAAATGGCAAGCGGAATATACAACAGATTTAAAGCGAACATCTTTAATAAGATAGTAGACCTTGAAGGCGATACTATCAACGTCTCCTTATATAATAATTCACACTCCTTCACAGCCACGGATACGGTTTACACTACTACCAACGAACTTGCAACTACTGGAGGCTATACCCAAGGGGGAGTGGCTTTGGCAAGTAAGGCAGTAACGGAAGCAGCCACAACTAAATGGGACGCAGCAGACAGCACATGGACATCCGCTACTTTTTCTGCCTACCACGCAGTAATTTGGGACGATAGTGTGGGGACAGATGACCTAATATGTTCCATTGATTTTGGTGGTGTGCAAACAGTGACCGCAGGGACTTTTACAATCCAGTGGCACGCTGACGGCATCATTACTCTTGCATAATTCTTATGGCTTTAACAACTGACTTAATTTCTTACTATAAGCTTGATGACAACTTAGCAACTACTGCTGTGTTAGACGCTCATGGTTCTAATGATGGTGTTTGCACAGTTAATACTAATACGATTGATGTAGATGGAATTATTGAAACAAGTTTAAATTTTAATGGAACTTCTACTAAAGTAAATATAGCAGATGGAGGGGATTTATCTTTTACTCCTGGAACTGATAGTTATTCTATTTCTGGTTGGTTTTATAGAGATGAAGCTGGTGTTCGGCATGTTGCTTATTCTGATGGAATACAAGCAGAAAGTTCTTATTATATGAGGTTTAACAGTGCTAATACAATTACAATATGGGCACAAGATGGAGGCGTTGTACTTTTTGCCATAACTACAACAGCAACAGTTCCAGCTACAACGTGGACACATGTTGTTTTGACGGTTAGTACAACTAATGTAAAATTATATTTAAATGGTGTTTATGTTGGAACTGACACGGTGGACGCTGGAACTCCAACTTCTGATGGTGTTGTTATTGGTTCTTCTGGAGATGCTGTTCAGTCAGAATTTGATGGCAGAATAGATGAATTAGGAATTTGGGAAAGAGTATTAACAGATGGAGGAATTGATATTGATGAAACAGCAACAGGAGAAATTGCAGAATTGTATAACAGCGGAAGTGGTTTTGCTTATCCGTTTACAGTAGATAAGACCATAGAACCCTCAACACAAACATTATCTTTATCGGGAGAAACAAGTAAAGCAATAGTATTGGATAGTCCTTTGTCATTAAGCACTTCATTGACAGGAATGGCACCCGTGCCAGCAATAATAATCTTTCCCTCTACATTAGAATTAACATCAGTGGGGAATGACCCCCCTATTCTCCAAGAGCCCGACACACTAATATTAAAGTTATTATTTAAAACTCCCTCATAAATATTCTTAATAACACATGGAGAAATCCAAACTATGGAACCAAGTCCACAAAAATTATTTCTAATTTGGACATCCCCGACGGGATAGGGGGAGTTATGAACCTACTGCCCGAGACCTCTCACGTGTTAAGTAAAAAGAGAGTTGGACTGGGGATGCTTTAGAGTGTTGGGTTAGATGCACGTCGGCAGAGGCGAAAGATGTAATTTTTGACCACGTGAGTATTCTGGCAGTTGGAATCGGCGGATAGTATTAATAGATACATTTAAATACTAAGTTAGTTAGTAATATGTATGGAAATAAACGGACACGATGAAATAACTGGCGAGGAAATCGACAGAGCCCACGACGATATAACTGGACAACTACAAGAGGAGTTTTGCAACTGATGAAAAACCTAAACATGATGTTCACAATGAAAGAGTATGAGTTGATGTTGAAAGTTAAGAAGAAGTTGAACATCACTTGGAAAGATTTATTTTTAAGACTTGTAAGGGGGGTGAGAAAATGAAAATATTTAAAGAAGATTTAGTTTTGACAGAAGACACAACTTTCGATGAATCAATTGAGGTTGAGGGAAATATCACAGGAAGATTTGATCTAAAAGTTGCGGGGAATATTGTTGCGGGGGATATTGTTGCAAATGATATTGTTGCGAGGAATATTGATGCGTGGGATATTGATGCGTGGAATATTGATGCGGGGGATATTGTTGCAAATGATATTGTTGCGGGGAATATTGTTGCGAGGAATATTGTTGCGAGGAATATTGTTGCGAGGAATATTGTTGCGTATGCGTTTATTATTGCCTACTCTGCTTTCAAATGCAATTCGTGGAAATGTAGACGAGAGAATGGTTTTGCGAGGTGTCTTGACGGAGTAATTGAAATAAAACAAGACAAAGTCTGTTCTAAATGTGGTCATAAATTAACATGAAAATAATTGAATGTAAGCCAATCATGGACAATAAGGCTCACGCTGTTAAGTTTGATAATGGAACAGAAGCAACTGCATGGGGAGATAAGATTGACGCGGGACAACTAATGCAGGCTTTCGCAAGTCAGGCAGAAGTGGAAGTTGAGTTAAAAGCATATACTTCAAAGGCAGGCAAGCAGGGAACTAATTTAATGAGTTTTAAATATGTTAATCCAGTAGCTTGTGCTGACATGCCAATAGAAATGGTAAAAACTGGAAAAATACCTAGTCCTATTCCTAGTCCTATTCCTAGCTTAATGACAGAGAAAGAGGCG